CCAGATTCGAGTGAGATTGATCAATCATTCGAACTCTTTCCTGGATATGATAATTTAAAATATACCACTTCGGCAGGATATTCTGTTTTAGATTCATCTAAAAATAGTGGAAGGCCAGATAATTTTGTATCTTCAAGTTTAGATAATCAATTTAAAGAATATGAATTTACTGCTGATAATCTTAGTTTGTTTAATGGATATGTTATTAAAATAGTAATGTCAGGAACTAATCAGGCATATCCACCAAGAATCAAAGAACTTAGAACAATTGCAATAAGATGATAAGAGTAAAGGGTCACCAAAATCTTTATAGAGATGAAAATAGTGGTGCAATAGTAAATTGCGATTCTGTTGCATATAATCAATATCTAAATACTCTACATAATAAAGATTTTCAAAAAAAAGAACTTGATAAAATGAAACAGGATATTGATGAAATTAAAACACTATTAAAGGAGTTGATTAATGGATCCAAATGAAATTGAATTGAAAACTATTAACAAGTTATTTGAATATGAAAAACAAAATAGACTTATTGATAATTTAAATGAAGAACAGTTAAAAGATTTTTGTAAATTATACTGCAAATTATATTTAAAACAACAAGAAACTATTTCTTTTCTTGGAATTAATTCTTTATAAATATGTTTAAGGAATACATAACAAAAAATGTCAATATATGTATCTAACATAGTAATTGAACAAGGATTTTCATTCAAAACTTTTTTTGAGTTAGTTAATCCAAAAACAGATTCTGAACTTGATTTGACAGGTAGTTCAGTAGAATCTAAAATTAGAAAAAACTATGGAAATTCGACATATGCATCCTTCGCATCTAGTATTATAATTCCAGAAACTTCTGGAATTATTTCATTGTCATTAACTGCAAATCAAACAACATCATTAAAACCCGGAAGATATGTTTATGATGTAAAAGTATCTTTTGATAATAGTGGAGAAAATGTATTTAAAGTTGTAGAGGGATCTGCAATAGTTAGATCCGGAGTGACAATATAATGCCAAATATATCAGATAGAATTGGATCCGAAAACGTAATTAAAGTTTTATCAAGATCATCATCATCTCCTATTTTAGTCTCATCAGGAATTAGTACCAGAGGATCTGCATATTTCGACACAAATGGAAAACTCACAAGTACAAATAGTCCAGAAGTTGGAACCGCAAGTACTTCAAATCTTATTTTGACTACGAATGCCTCCAATGTTCCGGTCTGGACTGATACTTTAGATGGAGGAACATTTTAGTTATCAATAGTGAAGTTGATGTGAATATATTAGTTAATCTGTATAATCAAAAAATTTCGGTATTGACAAATCAAAATATTTTATTAGAACCAAAGATACAATCACTCACTAAAGATTTTGAAGAACAAAAAAATCTTTTATTAACAGAAAATTTAAATATTCAAAATAAATACGATGAATTAAAAAATTCTAAAAAAATAGAAAAATAGAACAATGACAAAACCATCAACTCGACAAGGACTTATAGATTACTGCCTAAGGCGTCTAGGTGCCCCTGTATTAGAGATTAACATCTCCGATGACCAAATAGATGATTTAGTAGATGATGCCATTCAGTACTTCAATGAGCGCCACTTTGATGGTGTTGAAAGAATGTATTTAAAGTACAAAATAAGTCAGAATGATATTGATAGAGGAAGTGCAAAAAATACGAATGGTGTTGGAATTGTTACAACAACAGGGACATCTAATATAACAGGATATGGAACTACAACATTTAATTTTTATGAAACTTCGAATTATATTCAAGTTCCAGATTCAGTTATTGGAATAGAAAAAATATTTAGATTTGATACTAGTTCAATTTCTGGAGGAATGTTCAGTATTAAATATCAGTTATTTTTAAATGATTTATATTATTTTAATTCAGTTGAACTTTTACAGTATTCAATGGTTAAGAGTTATTTGGAAGATATTGATTTCTTACTCACAACAGATAAACAAATTAGATTTAATAAAAGACAAGATAGATTATATTTGGATATTGATTGGGGAGCACAATCTGTTGGAAATTTTATAGTTTTAGACTGTTATAGGGCACTTGATCCAGAATCATTTTCACAGATTTATAATGACAGTTTTCTTAAGAGATATTTAACGGCCATTATCAAAAGACAGTGGGGGCAAAATTTGATTAAATTCAGAGGAGTTAAACTTCCTGGAGGAATTGAATTAAATGGTAGAGAACTCTATGAGGATGCTCAAAGAGAACTTGACGAAATTCAAAAAAGAATGGCAATGGACTATGAACTTCCTCCATATGATTTTATTGGATAATGGCACTCAATCCTTTCTTTTTACACGGAACTTCATCTGAACAAAGATTAGTTCAAGATCTTATAAATGAACAATTGAGAATGTATGGTGTCGAAGTTGTTTATATCCCAAGAAAGTTTGTAAATAAAAAAACAATCATTGAAGAAGTCACTTCCTCAAGGTTTGATGATAATTTTGCAATTGAGGCATATCTGAATAATTATGATGGATATAGTGGTCAGGGCGATATTCTTACAAAATTTGGAGTAAGTCTAAAGGATGAATTATTAGTTACAATTTCTAAAGAAAGATTTGAAGATTTTATTTCACCATTTTTAGAAGTATTAGATGATGGAACAGAAGAAAGTGATATTATACTTTCAACTAGGCCAAGAGAAGGAGATTTAGTATATTTTCCATTGGGAGAAAGACTTTTTGAGGTTAAATTTGTAGAGCACGAAAATCCATTTTATCAGTTGGGAAGAAATTATATTTATGAATTAAAGTGTGAATTGTTTGAATACGAGGATGAAATTATTTCTACATCTATTGAAGAAATTGATACACAAGTCAAAGAAGAAGGATATATTACAACATTAAATTTAATTGGTACTGGTGTAACCGCATCAGCGGTATCATCAATTTTAGGTTCTGTACCTTCAGGATATGTAAAGGAAATTTTTATAAACAATGATGGTAGTGGTTATACATCAACTCCTGTTGTTGCCATAAGTAGTTCTCCAACAGGAAGTGGTGATAGAGCAACAGCAGTGGCAATAACCACAGTTAGAGGAGGTATTCGTTCTGTTGAAAGAATATATTTGACAAATGCGGGTGCGGGATATGTAAATCCTCCAATCATAACCATTTCTGGTGGTGGTGGAGTTGGTGCTGCTGCAACTTGTTCTATTGAAACCACATATAAAGGTGTGGTTAAATTTATAATTACAGATGGTGGAATTGGATACGGAACAGCACCAATTGTTACAGTCTCTGCTCCAGGAGAACTTATAATCAGTGGGATAGGTCAAACTGCGGTTGGTATTGCATCAATTGGATATNTTGNTTCAAATGTAAGTCCTTCTGTAAAATCGATTTATGTTTCNAATCCNGGATTTGGATATACCACAACTCCAACTGTTACGATTGCCAGTCCAGAAACAATCACCGGATTTGGAACATATTTGTTTAATGAAATTGTAATTGGATCTAGATCAAAAACAAGAGCCAGAGTTAANAATTGGGACAAGGATGNAAATATTCTTAAAATTTCAAATGTTGGAATTGGTGTNACACAACTTGGATTTTTTCCAGGAGAAACAATTACAGGAACAGAATCNGGAGCACTATATACAGTCGAAACCTTTGATAAAAACGATACATATAATAAATATAATCAAAATGATGAGATTGAGGAGGAAGCAGATATCATTTTAGATTTTTCAGAATCAAATCCATTTGGAAATTACTGATGTTAGGAAATTACTATTATCACGAGATCATAAGAAAGACTATTATTTCTTTTGGAACTTTATTCAATCAAATTCATATTCGTCATTCTGACAAAAATGAAAATAATATTGGTGAAATTAGAGTTCCAATTTCATATGGTCCAAAACAAAAGTTTTTAGCAAGAATTCAACAACAACCAGAATTGAATAAGGCAACTCAAATTTCATTACCAAGAATGTCATTTGAGATGAACTCTATTACATATGATCCAACTCGAAAATCAAGCATAGTTCAAACTTTTAAGACTTGTGATGATGGGAATAATATTAAGAAAGTTTTTATGCCTGTCCCATATAATATTGGATTTGAACTTAATATTTTATGTAAATTAAATGATGATGCACTACAAATTATAGAACAAATTTTACCTTATTTTCAACCAGCATTTAATGTAACTGTTGATTTAGTTGAATCTATTGGAGAAAAAAGAGATATTCCAATGATTTTAGAAAATATTTTATTTCAGGATGATTATGAGGGAGATTTCTCAACAAGAAGAGCACTAATTTATACTCTTACTTTCACAGCAAAAACATATCTATTCGGTCCTATTGCAGACAGCACCGATGGTCTTATCAGAAAGGTTCAG